TAGTCCAGGAGCTGGATCGACTTCCCGGAAGGGAAGTCGTCCGTCGGGGCGTTGGTGTTGAAGCGCCAGCGCGGGGACGGGTAGTGGACCTGCGTCGGTCCGACCGTGTCCGACACGATGTACCAGGCATCCTGCGCCGCCGCTGGCATGGCGTACTCGAAGACCGGGGCGAGCTTGATGATCTCCGTGACAGCGAAGACCGGGACCGTGGGGTAGCAGGCCAGGATCGTCTGGTTGATGGCCTCGGTGATGCGGATGCGGGGGATGGCCGGGGACATGGTGACGATGGCGTTCGTGCTGTGTGAGGCCGCCGTGGTGCCCTCACGGCCACGCCCATTCGTCAGGCCTATCACCGACGCGACGTTCGTGGTCTGGTCTACGGCCTTGACCAGGATCAACTCGTCGTCGATCTCCACCAGGCCACGGCTGATATTGCGCACCGTGTTCGAGTCCACGGTGAAGCTGGTGTCACCCGGTGCCATGGGAGCGGCCAGTTCGGACACTTGCTGCTGATCGCGGGTGAAGCCCATGACCTGCGAGCGCACGCGCTGCCGCAGGTCTTCCAGTGTCGTCACGGCTCACCTCCTTAGAAGAGGAAAATCCCGGCAGCCAGGGCGTTCCCTGTCACCCGAGGTGGCAGGGTCAAAGTCAGGGTAACGGGGTTGTCACGCGTACGGATCTTGACGTCCGGCATGCACACGGAGCTGCTCGTCGCGGTGCCCGCAGTGGCACCGGCGGCGACCGGCGGCAGGGCCATGGCCAGGGCTGCGACGGTGTCACCGTCAGCCCAGCCATCGGCCCCCACACCGTGGAGAACCACGGTGACCTGAGCTGTCGTAGCGATGTCTCCCGGCGCTGCCGTGATGGCAGCGGACAGAGCCACCTGGCCCATCCAACTCCCGTTGGCCGGGACAGTGAGGACCGTGGCGCCATTCGTGGTGCCGAAATTGCCACCCATCAGACCTCCGCCCAGATCACGTTGATCTTCCACATCTGGTCGACGTCACCGGCGCCGGTGGCGAAGACGATGCCCTCGCCGGGGGAGCAGACGAAGCCAGCCCCGGGCGGTGTCGAGGTGTACGCCGAGGCTCCGATGCCGATCTTGTCGGAGACCGGCGGGATCCAGGCGTTGAGAGGCAGCCCCGTCGTGGTCACCGTCGGGTTCAGGGTCCTGACCTGGGCAACCGGGTTGGCCCAGGACGTGACGAACCTGCTTATGTTGGCGGCCGTGATCTGCGTACCGGCCGACGCTGCCGAGATCCTCTGCGCCACCATCGAGGTGCCGCCACCGACTACTCCGAGCGAGTAGGACCCGATCTCCGCCTGGAAGAAGATGACGGTCTTGCCACTGCCAGCCGGGTTGAAGATCGAGAGGAAGTTGTTGGCGAGCAGGATGCCGGGGGCATCGAAGATCGTATGGAAGTAGAACTTGTAGTCCTCCGGCACTGTGGAGGTGAGAATGCCGCCGTTCTTGTAGATCGCCAGGTAGTCACCCTGCTGGTCCGTGATCTTCGTGTCCGGGTAGTAGCCACCACCCCCGACGCCCATGTCAGTTGTTCACTTTGGTGGCCGTCAGGAAGACGTTGTAGACCACAGCGGCGGTGGCCGCGCCGGTGGCATTGACGCTGAAGTTCGTGACGCCGTCCGAAGTGAAGTACGTGCGCCAGGCAGTCACTGTGTTCGCCGCAGGGATTAGCGGGATGGCGGACAGAACGGTGCCACCGAACCTGAACTCGATGTTCTGGTTGTCGGCGGCGGCCGGGGCCGCGCCGGACAGGTAGGCCACCACGTCGATCTGATACAGCCCCTTGCCCGAGGGGGGCAGGGAGGTCACCAGAGCAGCGCCCGCGCCGGGCGCCGTGTTCTTCGCGGAGCCCATGCTGGCCGTGCCGAGCGGGCCCGTGAAGACTTGCATCTCAGGCATTACGAGGCCTCCATCGGGTTGGCCTTGGAGAAGTCCCGGCCGTAGGCAGCGCCTGCCTTGTCGGAGCGTCGCTTCGCGTCATCAATCTTGCGGGTCGTCGTCCCGTCCGGACGGATCCCCTCCTTGCGGGCGTTGTAGTACGACGCCAGCTCCCGGTCCCACTTCTTCTGCGCGGTGCCGTCCTCGCCCTTGGAGGCGCGGACGAGGAACGTACCGGTTCCCGCGTCCTTGAGGCACGCGTCGTAGCTCTCGTGGTCCTGGGTCTTGCACCCCGTCCGGCATGTCATCAGGACCCCGCGAAGTCTGCGCCCTGGGCAGCCCAGGCGCCCATGACGTGGCTGTCGTCCTCATTGGACAGGTCACCGGCGCGGAAGGGCGTGTTCTCGATGGTGTTGTCCAGGGTCTCTGCCTCATCGCCGTTCACGAGGCAGGTGTTGCCGCCCGGGGTGGTGGCGCAGGGGACTGCCATGGGCAGTTCCAGGCGCGACTCCTGAATGCCACCAGGGTTGGCGTGCGACCCCGCCGGGTCGCCATCGATGATGGTGTAGGCGTTCACTTCTTCTTCGCCCCCTTGACCTTCTTGAGGTTCGGATTGGCCTTCTTCGCAGCCGGAGACGCCTTGCGTGCGCCCGCTGCCAGGATGGCACCGGCGCGATCCTTGGAGACGCCTTCCTTCTTCGCGATCTGCTTCTGCGCAGCGGCGAAGCCCATGCCCTTCTTGGCAGCCATCAGTAGGACCCCCGCTTCTTGGGGGCCGGGGCCGCCTTTTTGGCGGCCGCGACACGCTTCGCACCGGCGGTGACTGCGGCGCCCGTAGCGGGGCCGCCAGCCTTCTTGGGGGTGGCCTGGCGGGCCGGGGTCTTCGGCATCGCTGCGGCGCCCTTCTGGACGACGCTCTTCATGGTGGGCTTGGCCACGGGCTTCTTCTCCTTGCCTGTCTTGGCGTAGGCGTCAGCCTCCGCCGCGAGCTTCGCCATGCCAGGCTTGCCCTTCTCTGCCTGTGCGTGGAAGTACCGGCGCTGCTTCGCGGTGTAGGGCACGGCCTCTCCTAGGTGAATGCTGCCCATCGGGCAGAGGCACTCTGGTTCGCACTGCCCGGGACGAAGGAAGCGGGGAGGGCCACGTTGCCCGTCGTCTCGACATAGCGCAGGGAGCCACCCATATTGATGGCCGACGTCGATGTCGACTGGCCACGGGTGACCGTGATGGGTGTCGTCCCATTGGACATGAACGCGGCGTAGTAGAAGCCGATCCCGACCGCGACCGGCGCGGTGAGCGGCGTCTCCCTGGTATTCGGCGCGCCTGCCCAGTCGGCAGCCAGGTCTGCGCTGATGCCCAGCCGGGTGCCGGATGCGTCATACAGACCAACGAAGTTCTGCCCTGCGGTCAGGGTCGAACCCGCAGTGGAGATCGTGTACCTGATGTTGGTGATCGTCGTCGCCTTGCGCACCGGGATCTTGACCCAATAGACGTTCCCGGACACCAGGATCTGCGTGCCGGTGGCGATGACCGGGTCGAAAGCCCACCCGAGCAGGCCCATGTCATCGGCCTGCCAGTCGAGTGCATCGGTGAGGTTCACCAGGGTGGTGATACTGGCGCCGTTCGTGGTGACCTGCGCCTGGAGATCTGCCTGGTTGGCTTCGAGCGGGATGTTCCAGTTGATCGTGCCCGCCGGGATCGGGGTGTAAGTCATCCGCCGTACGCTCCTCGCCCGTAGCCATCGAACCCATACCCACCGGGCGGGGTGCTGAAGTTTGCGCTGGTCACACCGATGCCCCCGGCGATCAGGGCGGTACGGGTGGCGTCGTTGACGACGTACTCGTGACCGCCCATGTAGAGCGCGGGGGCACTGGCGAACTGCTCGTCCTGCGTGGGGAAGCGGACCGCCCGGTACACACCGGGCGGTCCTTCCAGGATCGTGATGCCCCGGGCCAACTTGACGCGGTGGAACAGCGGGTCAAGCCCTGCCGGGCCCTCCTCAACTGTCGGCGTCCTGAAGAGCCAGGTAGCCACGATCCTTCACCTCCCCAGAGGGGTCAGGCCACGTACTCCGAGATCGTGAGGACGTAGCGCTTGTCGAACTCGGTCGGAGCCTCGGGGGTCTGGGCGAAGGGCTCCGTCT